ATGAGAATAAAGAACAAATTTAAATTTATTAGGAGCACAACAATTTTAATACTTATAATTTTAGGAATCTTTTGTATTTCAATATCTCAAAACAAAAAAGAATATATAGATTATACAGTTGAAAGAGGAGAAACTTTATGGAGCATAGCAGCAGATAGAACAGATGGAGATATAAGAGATTACATTTATACAATTAAAAATATAAATGGAATGACAACAAGTAATTTACAAGAAGGACAAACTATAAAAATTTTGAAGGAGGTGAAATAAGTAAATGGATAAGTTGGACAAGTTATATTTAGACAATACATTAAGAAAAGTAAAGCTAGAAAACAGTATAAGAAATTTAGAGCAGGTATCTAATCGAGTAATAAAAAAATATAAATATGATGAAGCAGAATTAGATGCAAATATAGCTAAAAGCTTATTTGAAATGGAAGATACAACTAAATTCTTATTACTAGTTAGTAATTCAAAACATAATGAAGAAGAAGCAAGAAAAAAATTAAATTTAATACATGAAAAATTAAAAATGCTATGTATCTATCCACTACAACAGAACACATAGCAAAAAAGAACATATCAAAACATTCTCTCTAATTATATTAACATAATTAGAGAAATAAATCAAGGAGGTAGAAATGAATATATATGAATTAACTGGAAATTATGAACATCTTTTAAACATGCTATATGACGAAGATGTAGATGAAAAAGCACTATTAGATACTTTAGAAAGTATTGAAGGGGACATAGAAGATAAAGCAGAAGGATATGCAAAGATTATAAAAGAATTGGAAGCACAAAGTAAAGCAAGAAAAGAAGAGGCTAAGAGATTAACAGAAAGTGCACAAACATTGGATAATAGAATAAAAATGCTAAAAAGCAATTTATTTAACTGTATGAAAATAACAGGTAAAACAAAATTCACTACGAACTTATTTAGTTTCAATATCGTTAAAAATGGAGGAAAACAACCATTAACAATAGATGGAGATGTACCAAAAGAATACACAAAAACAGTTATAGAAAATGATACATCTAAGATAAGACAAGCATTAGAAAATGGAGAGAATTTACCTTTTGCACATCTAGAACCAAGAGGAGAAAGGTTGAGTATACGTTAATGGAAGAGAATTATATTTGGAATGGCAATACTTGTTTTTATGTAGATATAAAAAATAAAACTTGGGGCTGCAGAATAAATACAAAAGATAAATCAAAATCTAAACAAATAATAAAGTATTTTAAAAATACTAGAAGAGAACAAATAAAAGCGTGGAGAAAAGAATGGAAACTTACGACAGAAGATTTTATGAATATTTTAGTAATTTATTTAAATGGAAGAAGAGATATAAACAAAAGAATTTATAAATCACTTAAAAAAATTTATATAAAGGAGGTAATAAGTAATGGCTATACCAGTATTAATCATAGGTAAATCAGGTTCTGGTAAAAGTACAAGCCTTAGAAATTTTGGAGAAAAAGAATTAGCACTTGTAAATGTTATAAAAAAGCCTTTACCTTTTAGAAAAAAATTTGAAAGTACATTAGAAACAGATGATTATAGAACTATTGTAGAAAAAATTTATAAAACTACAAAAAAGTCAATTGCAATAGATGATGCAGGATATTTAATAACTAATCAATTTATGAAAAATCATTCTAAGTCAGCAGGAGGTAATTCTGTATTTAATTTATACAATGACTTAGCAGATAGATTTTGGAATCTAATTGAATTTATGAAAAACAAAATTGCTCCGGATAAAATTGTTTATTTTATGATGCACGAAGATAAAAACGATTCTGGAGATGTAAAACCTAAAACAATAGGAAAACTGTTAGATGAAAAAGTTTGCATAGAAGGTATGTTTACTATTGTATTAAGAACAACTATAGAAGATGGAAAGTATGTTTTTAAAACACACACAGATGGTAAAGATGTTGTTAAAACACCTATTGATATGTTTGAAGAAGATACAATTGATAATGATTTAAAAAAAGTAGATGAAATTATAAGAAAATATTATGAAATTGGAGGATAATAAAATGATAGATTTTAATGAAGAAGAATATAAAAAAACACAAGCTTTTGATGGAGAAACAGTTAAATTACCTGCAGGAGGATATATTTGTAAAATATTAAATGTAAAAAATGAAAAGAGTAAAAGTGGTAAAAAAATGTTAAGTATAGCATTAGATATTTGCGAAGGAGATTATTCAAAATTCTTTATGAATCAATTTGAAAATAGAAAGAAAACAAGTTCACCTGATAAACCTGCTAAATATCCAAATAATGCAGTAATTAGATATGTACTAGAAGGAAGCTACTGGTTAGAAAGATTTAAAGGTTTAATGACATCAATTGAGAAATCAAACGATAATTTCAATTGGTTAGAATGTAACCATGATGAAAAGAAAATAATTGGCTTACATGTTGGAGCAATATTTGGAGAAGAAGAATACGAAAAAATGGATGGCTCAATTGGAGTAAGTACAAAAGTAGTTCAAATAAGAAGTACAGAAGCTATAAGAGAAGGAAATTATAAGGTTCCAGAAATAAAGAAAATAGAAAAGCAAGAAGATCCATTTGATAATGTTGGATATAGTAGTACTGATGAACTTCCTTTCTGATAAGGTAGGTGCTGAAAATGAAAGAAATATGGAAAGATGTACCTAATTATGAAGGAATTTATCAAGTTAGCAATTTAGGAAGAATAAAAAGTTTATATTTTACAAGTAATATTTATAAGAAAAAGTTTTATAAAGAAAAAATATTAAAACCAAAAAAAGGAAAAGATAATAACTTAAGAATTGAATTATGGAAGGATAAAAAGCACAAAACAGTACTTTTACATAGATTAATAGCAACTACATTTTTGGAAAATTTAATAGATACAAATATGACAGTAAATCATAAAAATGGAAATAGGTTAGACAATCGAGTAGAAAATTTAGAATGGCTTTCAAGAGCAGATAATATTAGATATGGATTTCAAAATGGGCAATATCCACAAGCAAAAAGTAATAAAACCTATTTCTAGGAGTTAAGTAGTGGATATTTTTAAAGAGGTTAGAGAAAGAAGTAATATTCTAGATGTATGTAATATTTTAGGAATAAAATTTAATAGAAGTCATAAAGCAATTTGCCCATTTGCAGATCATAAGGAGAAAACAGCTTCTTTCTCAGTATCTCCAAATAAAAATATATTTTGTTGCTTTGGATGTGGGAAGAAAGGGGATAGTATAACACTTGTATCTCTATTATTGAATATAAAACCTTATCAAGCAGCTAAATATATAAATGACAATTTAGGTTTAGGATTAGATTTTAAAGGTAAAACTGATGAAATAAAAATTAATAGATATAAGCAAAAACAAATAGCAAAACAACAATTTGCATTATGGGAAAATAGGACATTTCAAACATTATGCAATAGTATACATAAAATGAATTTTGTAGAAAAAGACCAAAATTTATCAATTATAGATTATTACTTAGATGCTTTTATCTATGGAACAAACGAAGAAAAAATAGAACTATATAAAGATAGTTCTTTTAGAAAGAAGGTGGACCAACTTGCAAAAAGATATGGCTGATGAATTACTGGATAATGTAGATATGTATGACGTTAAAAATTTGTCAAAAGAAGAATTATTAAGCGAAGAAAAAATAAAATATATATTTGCTATAGAGAATCCAGTACAAAAACAAAAAGTTTTAAATCAATTTGAAGATAGAGCCAAAGAATTAAATGTAAAAAGAAATTTTACAAATTTAATGAAAGCATACCAGGCAGAGATGGTAATTCAACAAAAATCATCAAATAGTAAAAAGACAAATTTTACAAATTGTCCATATCCTTCTATGAAAACAGGTGAATGGGAAGCAAATGATGTTGAAATTTTTAAATACAAATATGACACGACAATGACTCCTATTAAATTAAAAGCATGTAGCCACCCAATTATACCTATTGAACGATTAATTAATCTAGATACGAATTTAGAAAAAATTAAATTAGCTTTTTATAAGGACCAGAAATGGCAAACAGTTATAGTAGAAAAAACAACAATAGCAAGTAAATCAAAAATCTTACAATTAGCTAATTTTGGAATAGAAGTAAACGAAAATAATGCTAAAGAATTAATTACATATCTAGCAGATGTATTAGAACTAAATGACATAAAGCCTAAAGTTTCCACAAATCATTTAGGTTGGATAGACAAAGACTTTGTGCCTTACACAGATAAATATGTTTTGGATGTAGATAAAGAATTTAAACAAAAAATAGATTCTATATCAGAAAGTGGAAATTATGAAGAATGGAAAGAATATCTAAGAAACTTAAGAAAAGATAGTAAAACATTAAGATTTATGATTGCAGCTAGTTTTGCAGGAGTTTTAGTAAGAATCTTTAAATTAAATACATTTATAGTTCATTTGTGGGGAAGAAGTGGGAATGGAAAAACAGTAGCAGAGATGGTATGTGCTTCAATCTGGGGCAGACCAGATAATGATATGATTAGTAATTTAAGTAATACAGCAATAGCAAATGAAAGATTATGTAATTTTTATAGAAATATGCCAATATTTTTAGACGAGTTACAAATAGCAAAAGCAAGATATAAAAGCTTTGATGAAGTTATCTATACTCTTACAGAAGGTAAAGGAAAAGAAAGAGGAACAGTAGACAATGGAATAAGAGAACAGACGAGTTGGCAGACAATAATTATTCTAAATGGAGAAGAGCCAATAACATCAGATACTTCTAAAGAAGGTGTTAAAAATAGAGTAATAGAGATAAATGATGATTTACCAATTATAGAAGATGGAAATGCAACAGTTAAATTTATTCAAGACAATTATGGATTTGCAGGAAAAGAATTTATAAATCTTATAGCAGATAGAGAGCAATTAGAACAAGTAAACAATAAATTTATAAAAGATATTTCTGAATTAACAGAATATAAAAAACAAGTAAATGCTTTTGCTTGTATTATGACAGCTGATTACTATTGTAGCAAATTAATATTCAATGATGAGCCATTAAGCTTAGATGATATTAGAGAATATATAAGAGAAGATACAGATGAAGCAGATAGATATTACAATTATTTAATAGACCAATTAAACATAAATAAAAATAAACTATTAAAAAGAGAAAATAATTCAACTCAATGGGATATACCAACAGGAGAAATATGGGGAAAAATAGAACAAACGAGTGAATATAGTAATAATAGAAAGATAATAGGTTATTATATCTATCCAGAAATAGTAAGAAGAATATTTGCAGAAACATCGACAAACTGGAATAGCATTAAGAAAAAATTAGCAGATAGAGGATATATAGAAACATGTTCCGAACAGCAAAAAGGAATTACTAAAGTTAGATATACGGTTAAAGAAATGATGCCAGAAGGATATAGAAATATGATTCAAATAAATATAAGTTAATTCCCATTTTTCCCACATATTCCCACTTCAAAATAAAAAGTGGGAATGTAAAAATGCTTACATCCACAAGCATTTAATAATAATAATATACACTTTCCCACTAATAATAATATATATATTTCATATAGCAAAAAAACAATACAGCTATAAATAATTATATATATAAATTTATATTATATTAAAAATTAGTGGGAAAGTGGGAATAAAAAATGAAATAAGTTGAGAGAGTAGGAATAGAACTTTTCCACTTTTTTAAAAAAAGTGGAAAACAATGAGAAAAAATAGAAAAAGGTGGGTAAGAAAAATGATAATAGTAAGTCAAGATAAAAAAACAATTGTAAATTTTAATCAGTTACAAACAATTGAAATAAATGTTCCTAGTGCTTGGAATCAAGGCTTTTATAGTATAGACACTTATCCTCTAGGAGAAGGAAATCAAAGCCATATTAAATTAGCAAAGTATGGAACAGAAGAAAGAGCAAAAGAAGTATTGCAAGAAATAATTAGATGTTATTCAGATACAGAAGGACTTAAATGCATTGTAAATATTAATGGTTGTTTAGAAAGTAAAAGGCTAAATGAATTAGCAGAAAATTCGTTTATATATAGAATACCAGAGGAGTGATGATATGGACATAAAAAAATATAAAGAAATGTATAATCATTTACTACAAAGATACCAAAATGGCATAAATTACATAACAGATCATCCAGAAAAAGCTGATGATTATGTAGAAAATATAAATGAAATGCAAGAAGTTGCATCATTCTTTTTAAAAGAGATAATGAGAAAAGAAGAGGTATCTAAAGATGAAATGTTAGGAGGATTTAAAATTGAGTAATAAAAAAATAGGAAATGATTTTGAAAAAGAATTAGCAAAGATTTTATCAGATAATGGATTTTGGGTTACTTTATTAACACCAAAAACACATATAGGTAGCCAACCTGCAGATTTAATTGCAGTAAAAAATGGTAAAGCAATTTTAATAGATTGCAAAACATGTAATAATTATTTATTTCCACTTAGCAGAATAGAACAAAACCAGATAGAAGCTAGTAGAAAATTTTTTAGTTGTGGAAATACAAGATATTTTATAGCAATTAAATATAATGAGGATATTTATTTAATACCTATAAATAAAATTAATTTTGAGGAGAAAAGTATAGATTTAAGATTACAAAAGAAATGGATGTGAAGTAATGAAAATAATAGTATCTAATAACATAAGAATACAAGAACCTGATAGAAGAATTAAAGATTATGCAGAAGAAAATTTAGTTATGGAAAATCCAGAATACATAAGAAATCAAAGACTAGGTTATTCTAATTACAAAACATCGCAATATTTAGTTTTTTATGAAATTAATGGAAATGAACTAATTTTACCTTTCGGTTGCTTAACAGATTTATTTGCAATGTATCCTATAGAGATATTTGAAAATAGAATAGTTCTGGGAAAGCATATACCATATAAAAGTAATATTAAATTATTTGACTATCAAGAAGAGGTTTGCAATAGAGCAATATTAAGGAAAAATGGAATAATTGTTATGCCTGCAGGAAGTGGAAAGACACAAACAGCATTAGAAATTATTGCAAGATTAAAATTAAAGACACTTTGGATAACGCATACTATAGATTTATTAAATCAATCTTATGATAGAGCTAAAAACAATTTTAAAAATATTGGACTAGGAAAAATTGCAAATGGAAAGATAGAAATTGGAACACATATTACATTTGCAACAGTTCAAACACTTAAGAGTATAGACTTACAAGAATATGCTGATACTTGGGACTGCATTATTGTAGATGAGTGCCATAGGGTTTGTGGTACTCCTGCAAAAGCAGGTATGTTTTATAAGGTAATAAATAAATTGGTGGCTAGATATAAATATGGGCTAACAGCCACACCTTACCGAAATGTAAAAGGCACAGAAAAAGCAATGTTTAGTTTATTAGGAAAAACAATAATTGAATTAGATAAAAACATAATAGGGGATAGAATAATACCTGCAACAATAGTAAAACAATATACAGACTTCTATGAGATTCCAGATGAATGCTTAGATATAGATGGAACAATAAAATATGCAACATTAACAACAGCATTATCAGAAGATAAAGAAAGAAATAAATTAATATTAAGCTTATTAGAGAAGTGTAAAAACAATTATACATTAGTATTAGCAGATAGAGTAAATCAATTATATTATTTGCAAGATAAATTAGGATATGGAAATGTTATAGATGGTAAAACAAAAAAAGATATTAGAGAAAGGGCAATAGAAGAAGTTAGACAAGGAAAGCAGAAAGTTTTATTTGCCACTTATGGACTAGCAAAAGAAGGTTTGGATATACCTAGATTAGACAGGCTTATTTTAGCAAGTCCACATAGAGATAAGGCAACAGTTATACAAGCTGTAGGAAGAATAGAAAGAAAATTTGAAAATAAAGAAAAGCCAATTTGTTATGATTTAGTAGATCCGATTAAATATTATGAAAATATGTATAAAACTAGAAAAAGTTATTATAGAAAGAATAATAATAAAATAGTTGAAATGTGAGGGATGGATATAGAAGAGGATATAAAGATATTAGAAAAATTTAAAAATAATGAGATGCAAAGAGATAAATTAGAACGAGATAGCAGATGTGGTGGTTGGAAAATAGGAGATATTTATAAAAAATTAGAACTAAATATTGCAATAGAACACATATTAGCAGAAAGAGAAGAAGATAAAAAGAGAATAGCAGAGTTAGAAGCAAAACTAGAATTTTACCAATGGGGAGATTTAGACAACCTAAAATTTGAAGAATATATGAAAGAGTTTATACCAAAACAAAAAGTAAAAGATAAGATAGAAGAAATAAAAGAAGATAAAGAAAGTAAATATTTTGATAAATTTTTAATGACCAGGGATATTGATTATGCAATAGAAATTTTAGAAGAGTTATTGGAGGATAAATAATATTGTAATTTACTAGATTACAGAAAGGATAAAAAATGAATATAGGAAAAGGAAGATGGAACTCAAAATATATTTGTGATAAATGTGGCAATGAAATACCATTTATAGGACAAAAAGGATTTATAGGAATAATGCATTATTGCAGTAAAGGACAAAGAGATGGCAATTACAAACATGACTTTGACTTATGTAAGAGTTGCGAAAAAGAGTTTAGAAAATGGTTAAAAGAAAAACCGATTATAAGTTCAGAAAATATAATTGATAGATTTCCTGTATGGGAAGAAAGCTAGGTGATTAAATGTTAAGAATAAAAAAAGAAGTTGATTTAAAAGAACTAGAAAAGTTTGGATTTGAAGAAAATGAAAATGGATTATATTATGAAAAGAATTTTTCTGCAGTATGTTACGACGGAGAAGAAGACCATCAAATATTAATTTATAAAAGTAAAAGAAATATAGTTTTAGAAATTATGAATAATGACTATACATATCATTCATTTGACGAAGAATTAGGAAGAATTGAAGATACATTATATGACTTAACAACAGCAGGCTATGTAGAAAAATTAGAGGAGGAGTAAATGAAAAAATATAAAAAAGTAACAGAAAATCAGGTTGTAAAAAAATATTATGAAATACAATGTAATTTTAATAAAGTAGGTTGGTGGTGTGATTATTTATCAGTGAAATTTTTAGCATCAGAATTAGGAACATCAAAATACCAAGTAAGAAAAGCTTATAAAAGTTTATTAGAAAAAGGATATATGAAATTAGAAAAATATCCAAGTTATTGTGAAGAATATGATAATGGATTATATACACAAGATATACCTGTACTTTATACAAAAGTATATGTGTTAACTGATAAGGCAAGAGAACTATTAAAGAAGGAGGACAAGCAATGACAGAAGATAAGAAATTAGAGTATAGCGATTTTAATAAATATCCTCATTATGTGTATGCAACAGCATTTTTAGTTAATGGAGAATTAGCTGATTATAGAATAAAAGATAGAGAAGCTGATTGGGGAGGTAGAACATTTAGAGGTAGCAAATGGGAAAATGAAGTATGGCAACATGGTTTTATAGATGGAGATTGGAATTTAACTTGTGAATATAAAAAGATATTAGTAAACAATCAAAAAGAACATAATGATGCATTTGAAAAATTAGAAGATTGGTTATTTGATAATTTTAAAGTATATAAAAAAGCTAATCCACAAAGATTTTAAATGAAGGAGAGAAGAGGAATGACAGTTGATCAAAAAATAGAACAGATGATAGCAATGGGAGTAAAGTCAATAAATATAAGCAAGAAAAAATACGATAGTTTAAAAGAAGAAACAAAGAATTTAATTAAGCTTAACGATATAAAATTAAATTTTGAGGAGGAAAAATAAAGTGAGAGTAATGATAAGTCAGCCTATGAATAATAGGAACGAAGAAGATATACTAGAAGAAAGAAAACAAATAATAGAAAAATTTAAAAATATGCATATAGAAGTTATAGATACATTTTATACAGAAGATATAAGCGAAGAATGTAACAATGATGGTGTATATTTTTTAGGAAAATCAATAAAAGATATGTCAAAAGCAGATGCCTTATTTATGTGTGAAGGTTGGAGAGATTCAAGAGGATGCAGAATAGAAAGACAAGTAGCACAAGATTATGGAATAAAAATATTATATGAAGATTTTTTTATAAATAAACCTGAAATTGCGACAAGAGAAGTATAGAAGAAGGTGAGTAGATGACTAAAGAGCAAGAAGAGGTTATAAATAAATTAAGAAAAATAACAAATAGACAAATATTATATGGTAACAAATTTGGAATAACAATAGAGGGATTTAGAGAATTACAAGAAGATATAGAAACAGTATTAAATATGCTAAAAGAAAAAGAGGCAGAGATAGAAAAATATAAGAAATTATTAGTAGATAATTTAGCAAAAGAACTAAACAATAGCATAAAAGCTAAAGAAAAAGCAAATACAGATTTAGAAGATTTAAATATTGGCTGGCAATTGGAATTAGAGAAGAAAGACAAGATGATAGATTTAATTATTGATTTTTTCTACAAATTAACACAAGAAAGCCCTGGAACAACAATACACTATTTGGAAAAGAACGGATTCGATACTAGTAAGTGTAATAATTGTAGTCCAGGTAATGATTGTAGAAAATGTTTTAAACAATATTTTGAAAGGAAAGCGAAAGATGGAAGATTATAAATTTTATAATATGGTACAAATATTAGATTTTTTAGGAATTAAATATAATTTTGAAAACAACGAAGGAAAACAATATCCTTTTAAGGACAAGCCTAGCGATATAATTTTCAATTATGGCTATATAACAATACCAAGAGAAGGCATAGAAAAGATAATACAAAATAAAATATCTGATAAAGACTATAACGGTATCATAGAAGAAATAAAAATGTTAGTACATATACCATTTTATTGCAAAAGAACAAAAAATACAGGAACTATTATTGTAAATGTAACTGTAGGATTTAGATATGATAAGGAATATAAATATGGAGATGTAAAAAAATCATTACCAGAATTATGTTATGCAATAGAGAAATATGGTAGAAAAATAAATGATTTTTATATAATTGAAGATGAATTTAATTATTTTATGAGCAATTTCGTAATGGATACGCAATGGGGAATTGGTGCTATGCAAGTAGTAACAAGTCCACAAATAAAAATTGATGACAATTTCAAAGAAATAAAAGATGACAAAATGTTTTAATTGGGAGGTTACAAATGAATAGAAAAGACCTTAAAGATTACAAATATAATCAAGAATGGATAAAAGGACGTATAGAGTATATAGAAGAGTACAGGAGTACGATAAATAAGTTAGTAACAACTCTTTCAGACATGCCAAAAGGCAGTAGGACAATTTATGATAATGAAGCTGAAAAGATAACAAAATTACAAGATAACATTAAAGATTTATTACTTTATATAAATGAAGAGCAAGAAAAACAAAAATTAATATTAGAACAATTAAATAAAGTAGAGCAACCTTATAAAGTAATATTAGAGAAGATATACATATGTGGTAAAAGTATTGTAACAGTAGCAAGTGAGATGAACTACGAATATAAATATATGTGTAAACAACATGGAATTGCATTAAATAAATTTGATGAACTAGACGACAAAAGAGGTTGAATCACGACATTGACGGCTGATATTATATATAATAGCAAACAAGTTAGATAAAATATCTAATATTGTTTGTATATATTATATAATTCTTTAGTGTGCAGGTAAGTCTGAAAAACTAAATAACCCAAGCCTGTGTTAAGAGTAGATGTTTTAAATGTCTACTCTTTTTAATTTAATTCAAAGGAAAACAAATATGAATGATAATGAAATAATAAAAAAATATGAAAATGAAATATGTCCTAATTGTATACATTATAAAGATAAAGACTATAAAGAATGTAGTGTAGTAGTTACGATAGATGGACAAGCTAAATGTGTTAATTGCAATTGTATAGAATATTGTAAGAAAGAGGTAGAACAATGTTAGATGCTTCATTATTTATACTTAGCATTATAGGAATTACTGTATTAGGAACGATAGCAATTATAATAGTAATTTTAGCTATTTATATAATATATTTATTCATAAAAGAGATATTAAAACATAAATAAAGCAGGTGGGAGTTGATGGCAAAATATGACTGGAAGCAGTTAGAAAAGGAATACATTTCAGGAAATTATAAATCAATAAATGCTTTTTTAAAAGAAAAAGGAATATCAAGAAATAAAACTACAAACACACAAACAAAAGAATGGAACATCAAAAAGCATCAAAAAGACATCAAAAAAACATCAAAAACAATAGAAAAAGTAATAGAAAAAGAAGCAGAAAAAGAAGCACAACAAATAGTAGATATAAAATCAATTGCAAATGATTTAGCACTTAATATTATAAAAGCGAATAGTCAATTAGAAACTTACCTAGTGAAAAACAAAAAGAAAACAAAAAAAGTAAAATATGATTACAAAGCAAATAAACCTAGCGAGGAAGAAATCATTGAAAATGAAGAAATAGAGACTATGCAAGGAATAATCGATAGACAAGGATTAAAGATGCTTGCATCTGCTTTAAAGGATTTAAACGAAATAATTGGAAATGATAAAGAAGCTAACAAGGAAACGTTAGACAAATTAGATGAAGTACTAAAAGGATTAGGTGGTGTTGTTTAATGTTTTCAGAAAAGCAAAGAGAATTTTTAGACAATGCCAACAGAAGATGGAATATAAAATATGGAGCTACAAGAAGTGGAAAAACATATTTAGATTATTATGTGATACCTAAAAGAATAAGAAATGGAATAGGAAAACCAGGACTAACTGTAATATTAGGAAATACTAAAGGAACTTTGCAAAGAAATGTAATAGAGCCATTACAAGACATATGGGGAACAGAATTAGTTTCTGAAATAAAAGCTGATAATACAGCTTATTTGTTTGGAGAAAAATGTTACTGTTTAGGAGCAGACAACAAAAAGCATATAAATAAAATAAGAGGACCAAGTTTTAAATATTGTTATGGAGATGAGATTGCAACTTGGGATGAAGGCGTTTTCCAAATGCTTAAATCTAGGTTAGACAAACCATACAGTAAATTTGACGGAACTTGCAATCCAGAAGGACCTTCACATTGGTTTAAGAAATTTTTAGATAGCGATGCGGATATTTATCAACAAAAATATACTTTATATGACAATCCATTTTTAGCAAAAGAAGTCTTACAAGCGTTAGAAACAGAATATAGAGGAACAGTATTTTTTGATAGATATATATTAGGAGATTGGAAAGCTGCTGAAGGAACAATATATATGTTATTTGCTGATAAGACAAAGGACTTTTTAGTAGATAATGTAAAAGAGCAACTAGCAATAGTAACAATAGGAGTAGACTATGGTGCTGGAAAGTCTAAAATAAAATTTGTAGCAAGTGGCATTACATATAATTTTAGAAATGTTTATGTTTTAGACGAAATGGATTTATCTGGAGTTTATGACCCAGAGCAAATATATGAAAAGTTTATAGAGTTTTATAAAAGAGTGTACGACAAATATGATAAATGTCAGTACGCTTTTTGTGATTATGGAGCATTAGGGAATGTAATAACTTTAGGATTAATCAGAAGATGTCAAAAGGAGAGATTACCAGTGCAAGTAGTAGATTGTAGTAAAGGGTTAATAAATGACAGAATATTTTTAAGTAGCACATTAATGGCACAAAGAAGATTCTTTATATTAAGAAAAAATACGATAATAACAAAAGCTTTTCAAGATGCTTTGTGGAATGATAATAAACCAGATGAAAGATTAGACGATGGAACAACAGACATAGACAGTTTGGACGCATTTGAATATTCAATAAATAGTTTTTATGAAAATTTAATTAATAGCAGGAGATAAAAGATGAACTTACAACAATTTTTTAGTAATGAAGGATATGACATATCAGAAAAGTTAAATTGGGAAAAATATATAGATATTTGGTCAAGTTGGTATAGAGGCAAAGTACGAAGATTCCATAATTACTATATTTATAATGGTCAAAGAAAAGTAAAAATGGAAAAAAAGTCTTTGCAAGGGGCTAAAAAAGTTGCAGAAGATTGGGCAGATTTACTTTTCAATGAAAAAGTGTCTATAAATTTACAAAAAGATGAAGATACAAAGGCATTAAATGATATATTAAGACAAAACAATGCGGAAGTAATTATAAATCAAGGTTTAGAAAAATCATTTGCTATTGGTACAGGAGCATTAGTAGTTTCAGTACAGGACATAGAACAAGAAGAGAATATATTAGATGTAACAAATGCAAAAATAAAATTAGAATTTGTAGAATGTAAAAAAATAATACCTCTAACATGGGAAAACGGAAAGATAATAGAATGTGCTTTTGTAACAACCAAACATAAAAAAGGACAAACATATATTTATATAGCAATGCATGTTTTAAATGATAAAGGAAATTATGTAATAAAGAACTATATGTTTAAAGGTAAATATAGTTCTTTTGTAGAAGCAAATGACGAAGAAAAAGAAGGATTTTTAGAAGAATTTGATACACAGAGTGATATTCCATGGTTTTCTATTATTAAGCCAAATATTTGCAACAATATAGATAGTGAAACGCCATTCGGTTTGTCTGTTTATGCTAATGCAATAGATACATTAAAGTGTTTAGACAATGCATATGATGGATTAGATAATGAAGTGACAATAGGCAGAAGAAGAACATTTATAGCAGAAGAAATGATGACTTATGATGATGGAGAAGGCAAAATGGTATTTGATCCTAACGATATTTCTGTTTATCGTATGCCTAAAGGTTTTAATAAAGATTCAATGATAGAACATGATGATGCAAATTTAAGGGCAGATCAATTTATTAGTACAGTAAATTATCAATTAAACATATTATCAAGTAAGGTTGGATTTGGACAAGAAAGATATAAATTTGATGGACAAGCAATACAAACAGCCACGGGAGTTATATCAGAAAATTCAGATATGTTCAGAACAATAAAGAAGCATGAGCAAATGCTAGAAGATAGTTTAATTACTATTATAAAAGCAATTGCTTATGCTTCTACTGTTTTTGGAAATGTCAGTATAGATGCGAGTGTTGTAACAATAGATTTTGATGATAGCATAATAGAAGATAGAGGAGCAGAGAAAGTAAGGGCAATGCAAGAAGTATCTCAAAACTTAAGAAGCAAAGAATCTTATATGATTAATTATAGAAACTTAAATGAGCAACAAGTAAAAGAAGAATTAGCAAAAATACAAGAAGAAAAAATGAGCAATCAAGAAGCTTTTGGATTTACTCCAAACAATAATAACGGGGAGGAAGAATAATGGAATTAAAAGATACTATTGAAATGATGAATAGTGAAGATTATAAGGAAAGATTTAAAGCAGAATATTATCAAACTAAAATTAGATATGACAAATTAGATAAAATGACTGTAAAATATGAAGCTGGGACTTTAAATTTTACACCCAATTGTTCTTTAGAAATATTGAAAGAACAAAAGAAATATATGGGAAATTATATAAGAATGTTAAAGATAAGAGCAGAGATTGAAAAAATAGAATTATAAGAGGTTTAGCTATGCTAACTGAACAAGATTTTATAAAAATAGAAAAACAGGCTAATTCTATTTATAACAATTTAGAATTACAAATAATAGAAGAAATAGCAACAAGAATAGCTAATTTTGGATATGCGAATACCGTAGTTATAAATGATATAAAAATTGCTCAAGAAATGGGAATTTTATATCAAGACATAGTAGAACTAGTAACAGAATATAACAATACAAGTTATGAAGAAGTAAATAGAATATTTACAGAAGCCTCTGAAACATCATTAAGTTATGATGACGAAATATATAAAGAAGCAGGATTAGATCCTAAACCTTTAGCTCAAAGCGAAAGCATAAAACAAGTTATGAACGCAGCAATACTAAGAACAGCAGGTAATTTACAAAATTTATGTATGACAACGGCAAATACAGCACAAACACAATTCTATAATTCTATTAATATGGCATATATGGAAGTTAGTACAGGAGTTAAGAGCTATACACAAGCTATTTTAGATGAAATTAAGAATATAAGTAAACAAGGAGCAATTATACAATATCCAAGTGGAGCTAGAAGAAGTGTAGAGAGTGCTGTAAGAATGAATGTAATTACAGCTATTAATCAAAATTGTGGTAAATTACAAGAGCTACGAGCAGATGAACTAGGTTGGGATTTAATGGAAATTACGGCACATAGTGGAGCAAGACCAGAACATGCAAGATGGCAAGGTAAAATAGTAAGTAGAACTGGACAAAAAGGATATCTAAGCTTACGAGATATTGGATATGGAGAGCCAACGGGATTTAAAGGAATAAATTGTAGACACGATTGGCATCCATACTATAAAGGTAGTAGCAGAACATATAGTAGTGCACAATTAAAAGATTGGAAAAAAGAAAAAGTAGAATATAACGGACAGAAGATGAGCGTATATGATGCCACACAGAAACAAAGAGCTTTTGAAAGACAAATAAGGCAAGATAAAAAAGATTTAAAAGCACAACAAGCAATTTTAACAAGCAATAATAAAGATATAGATATAGAGCAAGTGAAAAATGAAATAAGAAATATAAAAGCAACACAAAAAGACCATAATGCACAATTAAATGATTTCTTAAAACAAACAGGACTTAATAAAGATAATAGTAGATTAGTTATATAGGAGGAAGTATGAAAGAACAACTAAAAATAATTGTAGACGAAAAAGGGCATACTCACGTTTGGGTAAATGGAATAAAACAAAGATATATAACAAATTTGTGTTTTGAAGTTAGACCGAACAGTGCATATATACCGCACTTAATACTTGAAAGAGATTTCTTGCAGAATAGAGATTTAGAAAGAGATTTAGAAAATGTTATTCAAAAAATACAAAATTTATAAGATTAGTTATTTAAGACAGTTGTAAAAACTGTCTTTTTTATATGCAAATTTAGTGTAATGGTAGCACGACAGTCTCCAAAACTGTTTGTAGTGGTTCGAATCCATTAGTTTGCGCCAATTCTTTATGGTTAGAGCTTTAAAGAAACCAAAAAATAACTCTAGCTTGTCGAGATATAAATGCAAGCACGCAGTCGATAGAGTGAACTATCATTTAAAAAAATCAGCGTAGAAAGGAATAAAATATGGATGAAGAATTAAAAAATTTATTTGGTGAAAATTCATTATCATATGATGATTTTTCGAAAGCTATTGAAGAAAAAGGAATGAAATTAGCTAATCTTTCTGCAGGAGGATATATTGCTAAAAGTAAATATGATGATGACTTAAAAAAAGCTAAAAATTTAGATTACAAGAAAAAGTACGAGGATTTAGAAGCATCTATTCAGGGAGATGATGGAATTAATGCAAAACTTAAGAACATCACATCCGAAAGAGATGACTATAAATCTAAATATGAAGAGCTTAACTCTAAATATTCTATGTTAGATGCAACAACAAAAGTAGTTAAAGCAGGAATAAAACCCGAATTTGCTAAATTTGTTGCAAGTGAAGTATTAGGTCAAGTAAGTGATACACTTGATTTTGATACTGCATTAAAAGCTTATAAAGCAAAAAATCCACAATTTAATTCAGAAACTGCAGTAGTTAAAAGAAAAGTGGGGTCTAGTTTAAAACTAGATGGAAGAGAATTAAATAACGAAAATGAAACAAATAAAATTATGAACGATTTAATACGTTCTGCAAGAGATTAGTTAATATACTAATCTTTTTATTTTTTATATTAAAGGAGGAATTTTATCATGGGACAAATGATATCAAGAAGTAATGCAGAAACATTAATTGATGAACAAGTAGCTCAAGAAATTATACAAGGTGCTATAAAACAATCAAGAGCAATGCAAATGTTTAGAAGACTACCTAATATGACTTCTAATAAAACAAAAATGAGAGTGTTAGATGCACTACCATTAGTGTATTGGCAAGGAAGCGATAATGATAGAAAACAATTAACAAAGATGGCTTGGGATAAAAAGTATATTACAGCTGAAGAAATGGCTGTTATAGTACCTATTCCAGAGAATGTATTAGATGATGCAGATTATGATATTTGGGGAGAAGTAAGACCAAGAGTAGAAGAGGCTATGGGAAAAAAATTTGATCAAGCTGTATTTACTGGGGTAGATAAGCCAACAGGATTTAGAGCTGATATATTAACATCTACATTAAATGCAGGAGCATCTGTAACACCTTTAGACACACTATATCTTTCTATAGATAAAGCTATGTCATATGTAGAAGAAAGTGGATACAATCCAAATAGTATAGTTGGTGGTATGAATGTAAAATCTGCATTTAGAACAATGTTAGATAACAACGGACAACCAATTAAAGGAACAGAAATCGATGAATTAAATAAAGCATATGTTGATAATGGAGCTTGGGATAAATCGTTAGCACAAATGATTGTAGGAGATTTCTCACAAGCAGTTTATGCAATTAGACAAGACATTACTTTTAAAGTATTAGATCAAGCTGTAATTCAAGATCCAGCAACAGGAGAAATTTTATATAACTTAGCACAAGATGATATGGTTGCTTTAAGAGTAACAATGAGAATTGGTTGGGAAATACCAAACCCAATAAATTCATTACAACCAGATGAATCAGTAAGATTTCCATTTGCTGTTATATTACCTGGTTCATATTCTGAAGGTAGAGTAGATGTAACAATTAATGTTAAAGATGGTGAAGCAGCAAATATAGAAGGAGCAAAAGTACAATTTAATGGACAAATTAAGAAAACAAATACTTCTGGAAATGCTGTATTCAAAGCAAATAAAAATTCAACAGGATTATATAGAGTTACAGCGGAAGATATGAAAAGAGACGTTATTGGTGCTGTCGAAGTTGAAGATAGTGCGAAAACAGAAAATGTTGTTATTAACTTAAAAAAAAAATCAGTTTAGCAACAAATCTAAAAGTGCCAGAACAAAACGAAACTTGGCTAAATAAAAAAATATCTGACATGATAGGACCTGGTGCAACAGTAGATAAGAATGGAAATGTAAAAGCCACTTTGAAAAAAGTAGAAGGATTTACAGATTTTAGCTCAGTAGAAAAAGAACAAAGTGGACATTATTTTCCATTTTCTCTAACTGTAACAGGTTCTAAAATGACATTTAAGAAAAATGGTAGTGAAACAAAGAAAGATATACCATTCGATAAAGATATTATTTTTAGAACAGAAAAAACAGATACTTGGGAAGTTTTAGTAGATGGAACAAGTGTTGTTAAATTAAATTTTGCAAATGCAACATTTGCAGAATAGGAGGAATTAAGGCATGTTAACTTACTTAAAAGATGAAGATGAATTTAAAAAACAATTAGGTACAGAAGACGTGCCTAAAGACTTCAAAAATTTAAATATACAAGCAAGTAGTTATATTAACTATAAAACTTTTGGAAGAATTGATAAAGATGATATTCCAGAGCAAGTGAAATATGCTACTTGCTTGATTATTGATTTAATCAACGAAGAAAATGACAAATTATCCAAGATAGGAAATCTTAAATCACAAAATATTGAAGGATGGTCTGAAAGCTATATGACATCTGATGAGATAAAACAAGATTATTCAAACAAAAAATACACTGTGCTACAAGAACAATTATGGAATGTAATTGGAATAGATGGCAATCCTTTATTGTACTGTGGGGTGTGTTAAATGAATGATAGATTTTTTATACATAAAATAACAGTATATCACACAACAGATGATGAAATCTTTACTACAATCCATTTTGACAAGGTTTATTTTAGACATAATAAAAAGACTAATCTAATTGATAAAGGACTGCAAGAAGGAAGTACAGGCTCAATTACGATACCTACTACAGAAAAATTAGATATTTCTACTGATGATTATATTGTAGAAGGAATTGTAAATGATGAATTTGATTTATCTAAATTACAAGAAAAATATCAAGTTTTTAAAGTAGTAAGTGTTGATGACAATAGAAAAGGTAATTTGCAACATTATAAAATAGGAGTTAGTGAATAATGAGTGGTAGTGGATTTACAGTAAAAGTAAAAATAAACTCTACTAACAAGATATTAAAAGACCATGGACTAGACCAAGATGGTAGAGCAATACGTTTTTTGAGAGATGATGCTGATAGATTGATGAATCCGTATATTCCAATGGACAATGGAATGTTGAGAAGAAATAAAAGTTATCCAAGTAATCACGAGATTAAGTATATTAGTCCTTATGCTAAGTATCAATACTATGGAAAATTAATGCTTGCAAAAAATGGTTCTTCTTGGGCTAAAAAAGGAGAGAAAAAAATAGCAACTAGTAGAAATTTAAAATATCATACTTCTGGAACTGGTCCAAAATGGGATCAACTTATGATGCAACGTAGAAAGAATGACTTAATTAAGGATTTACAAAATTATATAAAAACAGGAGATTAAAATGGAAGAAAAATCAAAGATGGATTTAATACGAGAATTTATAGAGACTTGCCCATTACTAAAAAATGGAAAAGTAAATGTAGATTATATAAAAGATAAACCACAAAGTTACAGTATAGATGAAATACCATCTACGACTATATTAAAAGAATATAGAGATGGTGGAACTCAAAATCAAATACTTTTTGATTTTTCTATACAGGCTAATTTTAGTGTTTTAGCAAATATAAAAAATTCAAAATTTTGTGAAGATTTTACAAAATGGATAAAAGAACAAAACAAAGTATATAATTTACCAAAAATAGAAGGAATTAATTGGATAAAATGCACAGGAAGAGGAACTATATTGCAAACGACAGAAACAACAGCAATATATGTAATTCCTATGCAAGTAGTTCATGAAGAAGACTTTTAACGGTCTTCTATTTTTTATATAAGGAGGAAGAATGATGCCAAAAGAACAATTAGTAAAAAGAAGTAGAAAAGTTGCTTTTATGGATGTTTCTACAACAGCTATAGCAAACTTCTTGAGAATGACGAAATTTACTGAAATTTCAAAATCTAAAAACCCTACTGAATATAGTAGAACATATGTAGATGAAGATGGAGAAGTAACAGATGTAACAGGTTATTCAGAAGAAATAAGCTATAATTTTGATTTACATATTGGTAATTTAGTACATGAAAAGATTGTAGATATAACAGATAATGAAAAAACTGGAGCCGATGCATTAGTACGAATCTTACAAGTTGATTTTACTAAACCAATAGGAGCAGGATATGAAGCAAGATTGAGAACATATTCTGTTGTCCCTGATAGTGAGGGAGATTCAACAGATGCTTATACATATGGTGGAAGCTTTAGAAAAAATAGTAATATGACTATTGGTGTAGCTACAATGAATGCTGATAATACAGTTGCTACATTTACTGCTAGTGAAGAAGTTGCAGAGTTCCCAGTTAACTTCTTAGTTACAGATGCAAGCGACAATATGATTGATAATGCTAAGATTACAATAGATGGAACATCTTATGTAACAGATGCAACAGGATTAGTAACAGTATTCTTAGATGCCAAAGCATATAGTGGAATTACAGTTGAAAAAGATGGCTATACAACACAAAGTAACATTGCTGTTACAGTGACTGATAAAGCAGTATTAAAAGAAGTAGAATTAGTAGCAGCTTAATATAAAGAGGCTTATTTTTTATAAGCCTCTTAAATAATTTGGAGGGAATTATAAAAAAATGAAAATATTAAGTAAAGAAATAGACTTTGACTTTTTTGATGCAAAACAAGTGGAAATTTATGAAAAAGAATCTGAAATTGCTTCTAAAAAAATAACAGAAATTATAGCTAATATAAAGAATTTAAAACAATCAGAAATGATTAATAAAACATTTGATGTCATTGAAAATTGTTTTAATAATATTTTTGGCGAAAATATTTCTAAAGAAATTTTCGAAGGAAAAAGAAATTTAAAATTATGTTTTCAAGCTTTTAAGGATTTAGTTGCGGCTAGAAAAGAACAAGAAAATGAAGTAAACAAAGAAGCTGAAGAATTAAATAAAGAATTAAAGTCTATAGGAGTAGAATATAAACCTAATAGGGCTACAAGAAGAGGAAAGAAATGATAAATCTTTTAACTGATGATATTGAAAAAATTGTTAAAGATAGAATAAAAATAGATTTTGATACAGATTATAGAATTTGTGTATTATTTGAAACTATGATGCAAGACCCTAATTATTCATTAGAAGTTAAAACATATCAAGCTATTAATCTTTTTTATCCAAAAATAGAAGAAATTAAAGATGTGAATAAAGCATTAAAAGATATTGTATGGTTTTATACAGTAGGAAAAAGTGAAGAAAAGACTAGTCAAAATGGAATAAATAGAAGTACAAAGCAAATATATAGCTATATATTTGATAATGAATTAATTTATAGTGCGTTTAAAGACCAATACAATATAGACTTACAAGATATTGATTATTTACATTGGTGGAAATTTAAAGCAATGTTTGAAGGATTAAAATCAGATAATAAAATTGTTGAAGTAATGGGATATAGAGCTACTGAATTGAATACAATAAAAGATAAAGAGACTAAAAAATTCTATAAAAAGATGAAGAAATTATATGCTTTACCAGATATGCGAACAGAAGAGGAAAAAGAATATGATTTTGGAGAAGCATTTTCATAGTTTGTCGATATTTGTCGAATAAGATAAAATTATGTTGAAAAAAAGTTATTGAAATAATCCTTCATTATGCTATACTAGTATAAGTTAGAAAAAATAAAGGAGGATTGAATATGGCAAATCACGGAGAAGAGAATACGCCGATTTATAAAAAATGGTGGTTTTGGCTAATAATAGCAATAGTACTTATTGCAATTATAGGTGGTTCACAAGGAAATAATAGTACACAAACATCTACTCAACCAGAAAATACAAATAATGAAATAGTAGTAAGTACAGCAGTAAGTAATAATGGAAAAGAAGAGGAAGATACAAGTGTACCAAAAGAATATAGAAATGCTTTAGAAAAGGCTAAATCTTATTCTGATATGATGCATATGTCAAAACAAGGAATATATGACCAATTAACATCTGAATATGGGGAACAGTTTCCAGCAGATGCTGCGCAATATGCTATTGATAATTTAGATGCTGATTATAAGGCAAATGCTTTAGAAAAAGCTAAATCTTATCAAAATACTATGAATATGTCAAAGAATGCAATATATGACCAACTAATTTCTGAATACGGAGAAAAATTTACTGCTGAAGAAGCACAATATGCTATTGATAATTTACAATAAGGGAAAAGGAAATAAAATGAAAAAATGGTATTTTTGTCCTTTTTGCAATAAAAAAATAATCAAATATAGTAAAGACGCTGAATGTAAAGGCGTCTTTTTATTATGCAAAAAATGTGGCAAGCAGATAGAAATAAAAATAAATAGAAAATAGTCTTCAAATTGAGCCAATGAGCCTGACTAGAAAGGAAAAAGTAAGATGGCAGATGGTTCAATTACAATTGAAGTTGAATTAACTAAAGAACAGATAGAGCAAGGCTTGAAATCACTAAAAACCGATTTAAATAGTTTATCAAAGTCAAGTAAGAGTATAGATAAATTATCCAATGGCTTTAGTTCTGTTGGAAAAGTTGCTAGCAAAGCAGGAAATGCACTGACCGTGGGTTTAACTACTCCTTTAATTGCTTTAGGAACTGCAGGAGTAAAATATAATGCACAAATGGAAGATTTTCAGGCTAATTTAACAACATTATTAGGTAATGCAGACAAAGCTAGTGAAATGTTAAATACATTAAAACAAATGGCAAATACTACACCATTTGAAACAACAGATCTACTTCAAGCTACACAGATGATGTTAGGATTTGGATTAGAAGCAGATAAAACAACAGGTTATTTACAAACACTTGGGGATATTTCAATGGGAAATAGTGAAAAGCTTATGAGTTTAACAAGGGCTTTTTCACAGATTGGTGCATCTGGAAAAGCTACAATGGAAGATATAAATCAAATGATAGATGCAGGATTTAACCCATTACAAATAATATCTGAACAAACTGGTAAGTCTATGGCAGATTTAAGAGATGAAGTTTCTGAAGGAAAAATATCTTTTGAAGACATAGCAGGAGCAATGCAAACAGCTACATCCGAAGGTGGAAGATATTATCAAGCCATGGATAAAGCATCTCAAACTATGAATGGCAAGATGTCAACTGCTATGGATGCATTAAAAACCGCTTTAGGCAACGTAACACAGAGCTTATTACCAATAGTAACACAGGTAGTAGAAAAAATAACAGACTGGGCTAATGCCTTTGCAAATTTAGATAAGGGCACTCAAGAAACTATATTAAAAATAGCAGGGATAGTTGTAGCAATAGGTCCGGTATTAAAAATAGTTGGAAGTGTAGCATCTGGAATTGGAAAGATAATTGGTATAATACCTTCTTTAAGTAAAGGAATATCAGCAGCATCTACAGCGTTTAAAGCTTTTAATGCCGTATTAAAAGCTAATCCAATTATTTTAGTTGTAAGTATTATTACGACTTTAATAGGTGTTTTAATTACATTATGGAATACAAATGAAGGATTTAGAAATGCAATTATAAATGCGTGGAATGCAATATGTAGTTTCTTTAGTTCAATACCTGGATTTTTTCAAAGTTTATGGGAAAATATCAAAAATTTCTTTATAAATGGATGGAACTCAATAGTTGCATTTTTTACAGAAACGATACCAGCTTGGATACAAAGTATTATTACTTGGTTCCAACAGTTACCATATAATTTAGGATTATTAGTCGGTCAAATGGTTGGTCATTTAATACAGTTTGGTGTAAATGCATGGAATTGGGTTACAACAGAATTACCTAAAATCATCTTAGGTATAGTACAGTGGTTTATGGAGCTTCCAGGTAGAATATGGAATTGGTTATTAGAGACTGTAGTGAAGATAAATCAATGGGGAGTTGAAATGTGGAATAAAGCAACAACAGCAGTTTCTAATATGATTAATTCTGTTGTAAATTGGTTTAAAGAGCTACCGGGTAGAATATGGAATTGGTTAGTAGAAACGGTAGTAAAAGTTAACCAATGGGGCATTGATATGATAAATAAAGGGAAACAAGCTGCTAGTGATTTAGTAACTAATATTGTTGATACAATTAAAAATTTACCAAGTAAAATGCTAGAAATAGGCAAAAATATAGTACAAGGAATTTGGAACGGTATTACAGGGATGGTATCTTGGCTTAAAGATAAAATTTCCGGATTCCTAGGAGGAATAGTTGATGGTGTTAAAGGTGTTTTAGGTATACATTCTCCTTCTAAAGTGTTTAACAAAGAAGTTGGACGATTTATGGCTATGGGAATTGGAGAAGGTTTTGAAGATAACTTAGACAAAGTATATAGACAAATGCAATCTGCAGTAGATTTTGAAACACAAAAACTAAGTGCTAATTTAAGTACAACAGCAACTAATAATAAATTATTTACAGCTAATATATTAATGAAACCTAGTGATATTTATCTAGATAGTACAAAAGTAGGTAGAGCAGTAACACCTGCTGTAACTAAAACTTTAAGAGGGGCGGGTGCTTATTAATTATGATAGCCAGATGGAATAATAAAGATTATAGAATAATTGATAGTATAGAGATAAAAAAGTCTAGTAGAGAGGTTACATATACTGACCTTAAACTAGACTTTTCTAAATGTACAATGGAAGATTTACCATATGCACAGCAAGAAGTACAAATTATAGATAAAAATGGAAAACTAAAATTTACTGGTTTTGTATCTGATTATAAATTACCAGAGCTAAAGAAAATAATTACTCCCGAAAAAGAGTTTAATTTAAGTTTATATACTCCAAGGCAAATGACAACAATCAGAACAGTAACAATTATGAGAACTGCAATGCTTAGTGAAATTATTACACAAGTTTTAATGCCACTATATCAAGATGGATTTGTATTAAAGACATTAAATATAGAGGATAAATCTGTAACATTAAAATTAATAAGTAAAACTGTAGAAGAGGTACTTAATTATCTATCTAATAAATATTCTTTATATTGGAATATAAACGAATTTAAAGAAATAGAAATAGATGATATTAATTATTTATTTAATAAAGTGCCTAAAAAAACAATTAATATAAATAATTATAAACAACAAATAAATGGTTTTTTAAGTATATCTCCAACTGTAGAAAATTTAGATTATGCAAATATTATAAGTATTAAAAATGCAAGGATATTTTATGATAACACACAGCAAGTTAATGTAACATTAAAAAATGGAGATAGAATAGATTTTGAAAATCCAATAGATATTAGTTTAGGTACAGCAGAAAGAATAGTTGGAGCACTAGCAGTTAATCAGACTACAACATGTACAAATTTGGAGCTAATATACAATGGTTCTTCCCAAGCATATGTAGTATGTGGATTTAATGTGGATGGCGAAGTTCAAGACGGTCTTAATATGAAGGATATTGCAACAGATGACAGCACAGGTGCTTTATTTGTTCTTACAATGGATAGTACATTTAAAAATTTAGCAACAGGTATTACATATAAAGGAGAAAATACTATAACAGTAAATTCTATTAGAAGTCAAACATTTTTAAGATATGCAAATATGCGATTAATAAATTGGCAAGAGATAGAACAAAACGAAGGTAAGATAACAACTTCTGGACAAATAGAAAAAGTATTAGATGTAGAAAATGGTTGGTTTACTGTTCAAGAGTTGATAGATTATATAAGAAATACATTTATTATTAATAATAAATATACAAATCAGGTCACATTAAAATATGATAAAGAAAATGATATAGAAATAGGCGATAGAATAGATATAGACCTTCCAGAATATTTTACGGAAGGTATTTTTATTGTAACAGCGATAAATGAAAGCAAAGAAGCTAATAATCCAACAAATTACTCTGTAGAACTTAGAAATACAAACTTATTAGAAAATTATATAGATTTATTTAGAAGTAGTTCTGATACGGAAGAACAAGACAGTCAAATTGAAACAGAATACGTTGTAGAATACTCTGGCGAAGAAAAGATAAACGAAATACACGAAATCGAAATGAATGAAGACTATAACGATACATTAAATACAATTTTAAGAGGTTAATACATATGAAAGTAAAGAATTTAGAAGTAAGTATAAAAATAGGTAATAAGCAACATAAATTTACTAATTTAATATTAAATAAATATTTAGATTTATTTGCAGATAGCTTTTTAGAATTTAAAGATAAAAATCTGGATTTCTGTTGTGTTAACCTAACAAATGAAAAAACACTTGTAACAGCAGAAAGTACAGAAATGCCATTCGATACAATATTAGAATTTAATTCTGCAGAAAGAAGTGAACTACTAACAGAAAATACAGTAATAAACAAATATAATTATGAAAATTCATTAGCTGGATATCCGCCTTTAAGCAGTTTTATAGGACAATACATAAAGCAAATTGGTTTTGGAATTTATGATTATGAAGCAAAGAAATTTGAGTTATATGCGTATTTAGATGTGAGTAAATACAATATTGTTGTACAAGAAGGCCAACCTATTGTAATAAGTCGAATGGATAAAATTTCTACAGATATGAATTTCTGGAGTAACGCTAATGCTGTAAAATGTCCATATCATTTAACAACTAAAGGTTTACTAGAAGTAAACGGCTATGAATATGATACAGTAATTCCCAAGCTTTATAGCATAGGATTTGGAGCATTACCTTATAAATTTACAAATGAGTATTTAGTAGAAGATTTGGATATTTCTAAAACTGGAGTAGGAGAAATAACAATAGACAATGTATTGAATAATTATGCAAAAAATGATTTATTTCCTCGAGAAGATTTATATCCAAGACCGGATTTATATCCGCAAGAAGGAACAGCTAATTTATTAATTTACAAGTTTAAATTATTTAGAAAACTATTTACAGACCCAGAGCAACCTCCAATGTTGCAAGATACGGGTCTTTTTTATGTGCAATATAAACAATTAGAACGATTTGGGCAAATAACAAAATTAAAAATCCGTTATGAAAGAGGTTAAAAAATGAAATTAAACAAAATTAATTTTAGTAATTATCAATATCCTGGATTATCTGAAGAGATATTGGAAGCTTTACAAGATAATATTAATGAAGCAATAAATACAATTCCATTAATCAAAGTAAGAATTAATAGACAAGATGTTAATACGTCTGGAAATTATGGAACTGTAACAATACCATTAAATACTGTAGAAATAAATAACGATAATATTGATAATTACTTAATCAAAGAAAACAATGAAATCGTAATAGGGGATGAAGTAAATCTTGTAGAAGCAGTTCTGTTTACTAGAGGTCTAGGCTTCTATGGAGGCAATGGAGATAAAGAACTAATGCTTCTTAAAAATGGACAAAAGATTGATGGATATTATCAAAGAGCAACAGATGGTTGGTGGGGAATAGCTATTCCAACAGCAATTCAAGTAAGTAAGGGAGATCGATTAAGTGCTGTGCTTCAAAGTCAAGCAGCAGGGAAAACGGAAATACTAGAAGGTTATTTACAAGTTAAGGTTTTAGAATAGGAGGATATAGAAATGGCTGAAAAAATACAATATGGAAATAAATCTCCATATCAAACTTTACCGGATATTCCAGAGCAAAATAAAACAACAGCTGAGAATATGAACGAAATAAAAGAAGTAGTAAACAACAATGCTACAGAATTAGATAATGTGAAAAATAAAGCTGAGGAACTAGATCAAAAAATGAATATAGTTGTTGCTCCTGCTCTAACATATAAAGGTTCTGTAACAAATTATAGTGATTTAAGTACAATAGAAAACCCTAAAAATGGAGATATTTATTCCGTAGTAAATGATAACAAAAATTATGTATATTCAGATAATGGGTGGATAGAGTATACTCCACAAATAGATTTGACAGAAATAAATAATCAAATCCAAAATATAATCGATACACTACCTAGTACAATAGCTAATGCAATATTAGAAGATAATAAAAAAAGGTACCCTATAGGCAAAATAATATTATCTGAGGTAGGTACAAATCCAGCAACATATTTAGGATTTGGAACTTGGGAGTTATGGGGCTCTGGTAGAATACCAGTTGGAATTGATATAGAAGATGAAGATTTCAATTCGGCGGGAAAAACAGGCGGAGAGAAAGAACATACTCTAACTGTAAATGAGATGCCAAGCCATTATCATCAATTTGCCATTGATGGTGGTAGCGATGCAGGAACTATGGATAGGGTAGCATTGAATGATTATGGTCCCGCAAAATGGTACTCAAATACACGTAATACTGGTAATACACAACCACACAACAATATGCCACCATACATTACGTGTTATATGTGGGTAAGAACAGCATAAAAAAATATATAAGAAAGGAAAAAATAAAATATGGAAGAATTAATAAAAACATTAAGCTTTAGCAGCATAGCTTGGCAGGTGATCACACCACTAATCTTTAGTGGATTTGATATATTAACAGGCTATATACAAGCAGTAATCAATAAAAATGTGGATTCAAAAGTTATGAGAGAAGGATTGTTACATAAGTGTTTGTTAATAGTAGCAATTATTATTGGCTATGTAGTAGAATATGCATTTAATTTAAGTGCAGTAGCACAAGTAATAACAATATATATTTGTATTATGGAAGTAATGTCGATATTAGAAAATTTGAAGAAGTCAGGATTAGACTTAGGAAAATTAGGGGAAATATTAAAAATAAAAAAGGAGGAATAGTATATGTTAAAAGGAATTGACATTTCAAAGTGGCAAGCAGGAATAGATTTAAGTAAAATTAATTGTGATTTTGTAATAATTAAAGCGACAGAAGGAAAAAGTTATGTAGATCCATCATGTGATATATTTTTCCAAGAAGCGTTAAATTTAAATAAAAAAATAGGAATATATCATTTTGCTAATAATTCTGATAATACAGCTGAACAAGAAGCTGATTGGTTTATCAAAAATACAAAAGGATATATAGGAAAAGCAATACCAATTTTAGACTTTGAAGATAAAGGAGCTACACATGATGTAGCTTGGGCAAAAAAATGGTTAGATAGAGTAGCAGAAGCATATGGTTGTAAACCTTTAATATATATGTCAGAATCTGTTGTAAATAGCTATGACTGGTCTAGTGTAGCTAATGCTAATTATGGATTATGGGTTGCTAAATATCGAGATAATAATGCAGATTATAATTATGATATGTCTAATGCGGGAAGAAATCCAGCAGTAAGACATTGGAAATTTTATGCATTATGGCAATGGACAAGTTCTGGAAGATTAGATGGCTATAATGGTAATTTAGATTGTAATGTTTTTTATGGTGACAAAGAAGCTTGGGATAAATATATAGGAAATGAAATACCACCACATGAAGAAAACAATACAGATACAGTTGTAACTCCACCTGTTGAAAGTGCAACAGTATCATATGAAGTACAAAGTGGAGACAATTTAACAAAAATTGCTAAGAAATATGGAACTACAGTAGATGAAATAGTTAGACTTAATAATATTAGTAATCCTAACTTAATATATGTAGGACAATATCTAGTAATTCCAACTACTTCAAACGCTCAAGTATCTACAGATAGTACATATGTAGTAAAGAGTGGAGATACTTTATCTGGAATAGCCAACAAATTTGGAACTACATATCAAAAACTTGCAGAAATAAATGGATTATCTAATCCAAACATTATATATCCAGGCCAAGTTTTAAAAATAAATGGAGCTACTGCAAACTCTACTAAAACTTATACAGTACAAAGTGGAGACAATCTAACAAAGATTGCAAAACAATTTAATACAACTGTAGATAGCTTAGTTTCTAAAAACGGAATAAAGGATAAAAATAAAATATACGTTGGACAAGTATTAAAAATATAAAAAGAAGAAGAGGTGTAGTGTAATGTTTATACTACATTTCTTTTTTTATTTATATAAATGTTTTTCAATGTTATATGATGTTAAATAATGTTTACAAAGTCGAAATAATGTGCTAAAATAACAGTACAACGAATTGAATAGAATGTTTTACAAATATATTACAGATAAATTAAATATATTTTACGTTTTATAATTATTTGTTGACACAAAAGAAATGTTATAGTATAAAGATTATACTAATAAAATAAAAATAAAGGCAAGGATAAATCCTTACCTAGTCTCATCGGAATTGGAGTTCTCGGCACGAACTTCAATTTTTTCTTTGCTATATGTAAGATGAAAATTATATCCTAGCACAGCTAGAAAACAGATTATCAATCCTACAGCAAGAATAATTGCTACTATTCCAAGTGCATCCACTGGCATTCACCTACCTTGTTGCAAATAAGAAAAAACTTAGTTGCATGATAGTGACAACTACCGTAATTCAGCCTATAAACAGCAATAGTTGTCCCTTAATACAACTAAGCTGTCCACGGTGAATGCTATTCCGAATAAACTTTTCATATCATATCAAAAAAAGAAGAAATATGCAATAAAAAATAGAAAAATCTGGAAGGAAATAAAATTTTAACTCATTCGACAAATTTCACGATACAAAGTAAACATAAAATGTTATACTATCATTAAAGGAGATGATAGTATGAAAGAAATGTATATTCAATCTCTACGAATGATAAAAAATCTAAATGTAAAAAATAAAAAGGAATACATTAAATTAGTACGAGACTATAGAATTTTAAATTTAGAAAGTTTGAAATACATAAGTCAAACTAGAAGTTTTAGAAAAATACGAAAAATGGCAGAAAGTGCATAA